TTCAAATATATCATCCACACTAAAACTCTCTGAGCCATCTCATATCCACTACTCTCAGAGTGCCAAACATGATACCCACCTTCGGGCATTGTCTTTTGTAATTTAGAATCTGTAGAAATCAAAGGAGTTGCAGTAAGTTGCCCGTATTCACGAATGTAATCTAGAAAACATGCGTGTAAATACTGATTCATTTCACTACAAAGTTGACTAGAACTATAATTTAACATCACACTAAAATCTTTTCTACCAAGATTCCCATTCCTAAATTGTGTGGTGCCTTTCATAATACCCCAATCTTCATCGAGCGAAGGATCTTTCAATGAATCCGGAATATCTCCACCATTGTGGGAGGCTTCTTCTAAACAATATTCAATGTGTTTAATTAATTTATCGCACACAAATTTTGGAACGTGATTTTCCCAAATTCCAATAAAATCTGTAAATTCACCCTTCATTAACTCAAGGGGTTTAATTGGTGTAATTGTCATAATTATGTTATACCGCTTTAATTATATATTTGACTCTAAAGTATGGGCTCATTAAGGGAATTTCTTCTGCTGCCTCAAGTCTAACTGAAATTGCATTATCAAAGTCAGTTCTACTTTGATCTTTCATTTGAAGAACTCCAGGGTTAAGAGAAACCCCGGCTTGATTAACAATATCAACTGTTTTATTAATCTGATTACCAACATTGTTTCCAGGATTTTGAATAAACTCACTATGAATGGTAACGGCTCCCCCTTCTGCATTATATAGTCCCTGTCCGGATTCATTATCGTTACCAAATGAAGAAAGTCCCTGAACCGCATTTCCCCATCCAATATAATGAGAGTGTGTTCTAACTCCCGCTCCACTTCTATCAAATGATAATAAACCGCCAGTTGAATTGTTTATAAATGGAAATTTTGGTCCGGGAGCATATGGTGTGCCGCTTGATGCCTGGTTGTTTTGACGTTCAACGTGTCTCACATAGTGATCGTGAGGTGGAGCGGCACCAAGGGTTCTGGTCCCAGTTCCACTACTGCTAGTTCCGGCACTAAAAGATATATTACCAGCAAAATTCGGTTCAACATCAGTAGAAATAGAAGAGAATCCCTCAGTTCTAAAAGATCCCAAAGAAAACGTATCTATCGCATCTCCTCCTATGGCACCACCTCGGAATCCTATTCTCTGCAGTGCAAAGCAATCACCGTTATTTGGATTGGTGGTTTGTAAAGTGCCCTGTTGCTCCGTTCCAGCAACAATATCTTGTCTTACTTGCACCACTACACCAGAAGTTCTATACTGGACCGGTATCTCAACTTCAATTTCTCTCCATTCATCATAAATTACATCCCATTCAGGATTGGTAAAAGGAGTAGACCCAGATGCAGGAACAATCGTCGATTCTGACCCATCAGGCCAACGTACTTTCAAATCTTCTGTATTATTATTAGGTCTCTCTCCACCATTATTATCATTACCAGATTTTACGAAAAAAAGCATAGTAGTATAGGTGCTCAAATCAAAAGTATACTGTGCTATTCTCGTAAATTGAAGTGAGTTAAATGGTGTTGTATTTGGAGTACCAAACGCAAGATATGATCCGTTATTTAATATAGGAGGGGCAGTAAATCCACCAGCTTCTCCAGTTCCAGCAGGTTGGTCTAGACCGCTACCATATGGTATTCGTGCAACTCCAGTAAGACTTTCAACTGAAGTCAAAAATGAATCAGCAACATCATAATCAACTCTCGGTCCAGATGGAGAACCTGGAGTAATTTCAGAATTTGGGGGTAATTGCCTTACTGTACTTACATTGTATAGCCCACCAACTGTGCCGGGTGTAAATATGTCACCACCCGAGTTTCCATCTGGATTAAATTGTGGAACTACAGAAGGACCAGAGCTTCCTAAATTTCCATCTACCGTGCCAGTTCCCATCAATTTTTTCGATCTATAATCAGGCAGATTAAAATCTACACCAACAGTTCCCCCATAGGTATTACCCAATACTTCATATAAAACTCTATATTCAGAAACCAAAAGTGTTCGACCATCACACTCTAACCAACCTGGATAATATGTGTCGATGTCCCAATTAGCAGATTCTAGTGCAGGATTATTTGGGGAATCCGTCCATGTTGAAGGTTTTGCTACTGATACCACAGTACCAACAGCAGCCCCAGATTTAGAAGATTGTTTAGAATAATTTACTGGCATGTTAAGTCTTGATTAAATATTCTACTAAAATGTACTTATGATTTAAATCATCCATTTTATATGTATTTGCCACATTTATTCTTGTGGTGGTGATAAGTTGATCTGCCGGTAAAGAAAATGTATCTATATTGCTAGACAAACTTTTGGAGATTGCGGATCTTTCTAAAGAGTGGTTATGTTCCGTTCCTGCTTCTGATCCCCCAATCGAACTTTGTGTCTGTTCTAAATTAACAGTATATCCTGCTTTCAAATCTCCACCCCAAACAGCAACGTTTTGATTATCTGGTCCACTTCTAATCACAGCAGCATTTGAAAGGTGACCATGGGCTAGTAGATTATCAAATTGGACTAGAGCATCAGGAACCCTACCGGCTAAAGTGGTGCCAAAATTTTGATTACTTGAAAACTCAACATCTGTATTAGGAACTATAAAACTTCCGGAATATGGAGTTTGTAGTTCTTCACCTTGATTTAACTCAAGTTCTACTTCTAATCCGGACCTAGTTGTTAACTGTCCTGTTGTGGGATTTAAAACTATTAAATTTTGGTATGTTCCACTCGCAGTAGAAGATTTAACATATTTTGATCCGAGATCTGGCAATTGGAATTGACCTTCACTTAAAGTGTCATTTGCCTCTTCCAATTCTACATCTTCTTTACGATATTTGCAAGCCTGTCCGATGCCTAATATTTCAGATAATGCCCGGTAATCTCTCGCTTTAAATATGGCTCCATTACATCTCAAATATCCAGCTGGCACATATTTCGTCCAGTCAAGTCCAGCTGGATCAGCACCATCCAAATATCTACCAAATGGCACTATTGTTCCAGTTACGTTTCCGTATTTTCCTTTTTCGAAAGAATAATTTTTTGCCATTTTAGAAAGCCCTAATTATATGTATCAATGATAATGATGGCGTATCTATATTATCAACTCTAATTGATGCAACACTTTTAGTAGCATCATTTATTGGAACAACTTGAGATGAAGAGATATTCACAACGTTTATTGTGTTTGGAGTTCTTACACTACCAATGTTGATTTGAAAATCTGTTGGATCATGAACGTGTCCCGCTAACGTACCAGCAAAATCAATTCCATTATGATTTAAGTGTGCTGGATACCCAAAATACCCACCAGTTCCTTGATTACTAGCTTCAATAGCATCATTGCCATTTGGAATCCAATTTCTATTTGGATTATTTGATGTAGATAATTGTCCGTTAGCATCAGTATTTAAAGGAGATCCTGCTGGAGATATGGCTCTCCCTAAATAACCACTTCCAGTTACAAATGGCGACACATAAGCACAAAGTGCGGTGCTAGTATTATTTGCTTCCATTGCATAATATTCTAAGGTAGAGCAATCGTCCGGACAGAAAAAAGCGCAATTGGTAAACTCTCCACCTTCACATTCCTCCACCCACTGAGATGCAGCACCAATAGAATTAAAGGAACCGGGATGTCCGTGATTGGGTGTGTGGTGATCGCCTAATAATCGCGGAACAGTTGAAACTGTTTCTTGATATGATGGATTGTTAATTCCCAATTCAGTAACTGCAGCCTGCATATTACTTCTTGGAGAAAGAGTAACTCGTAAATCTATATTTGATACAGTTCCTGAAGTACTATTTGCTTCGTTTATTCCAATTCTAGAACTAAAATTGTTAGACATTCCTATACCAACAATATTTTGATGGGATGGGTGATAATCAACCAATGCTTTAGCATTAAGTCTTGGTAATACAAAACTGTTACCAGACCCACCATATTGATATCCAATTACTTCAAATAGATACGGATAATCTTCAGCATCTAACGTCGTTCCATCACATTTTAACCACCCAATAGGTAATTGTCCTATGTCACCAGACCACGGCATAATAGTGCCGATGGCGGTTCCTTTCATAGATTTTAATGTGTTGTAATGTGTAGCCATATTTTTAGATATCCGTTAAGTACCAACCACGATTAATTGTAGGTATTCCATTATTATTTGCGTCTAAAGCTCCCAGATATACTAAACTAAATCCTGCGTTTGGTGTATTAACAATAAGTTCACCTCCACCGTAGTTAGGTCCACCAGTTCCTATACTGGTTCCAGTATTATCTCCTTGAATAGAAACTCCCAATGGTGCTCTAACAATTAACTGAGTATTATATTTTAAAGCACCACCAATATCAACAATTCTAATCATATCTCCGGTTGATGGATTATCTGGAAGTTTTAAAATTAATTGAGTGTCATTTCCAGTTGGTTTAACAAAATAGTTTGTATTAGCAACAAGCAATTCATCAGGCCCAATTGAAATTTCATTATTAGAATCGGTTGGAATATATACCCATTTTCTAGCACCAGTGGAGGTAATATAGTTATCTATACCACCAACAGTTTGTGAAGAATTGAACGTGACTACATCTTGGAATGTTGACTCATTTGTTACCTCTAGTTGATCTGGTAGTAATACGCCATCATTAGTTGTAGTAAGTTTAATATCATCATTATAGTATAAATCAACTTCACCATTATCATCAAAGTTTGCTCTAATGTAATTTCTACCCGCAAAACTATCTTCAATAATAAATGTGTTTCCAGTTTGTAGTCTTAAATCTCTACTTAAAGATCTGATATTTGTGGAATCATTAGGTCCATGTACTATTTCGCCATCATCATCGTCACCAAAATAAAGACTGATGTTGTCAGGGAATCTTACACTATCATTGAATGTTGTCTCAGCATTAACTGTTAGATTTCCACCAAGAGTGAGTGTAGAGGCAGGTCCAACTAGATTCGTTGGTCCATAAACTGTAAGTCCACCGTTACTGATGTTGTCACTAATTGTTGTTGCTCCACTAATAGAGTCAACATCAAACTTAAGAACGTCAACTCCATTGAAAATTTGGAATCTCTTATTGACAACAGATACTGAAGTACCGACCAATACTGCTTCACCAGAAGTTCCATCATCAGTTCTTGATAGGAACAGATATGAACCTAATGGCAACTCACCACCAAATTCAGATAGATTAACAATATCAACGGCACCAGTTGCGTCAACATCAACAGTCAACCAAGTAGTATTCAGAGCTACGTTAACTCTTCTTGCTAAAGTTGTATCTGGGTGGTCGCTACGAGTTGGTAAGAAAGTACCAT